AGATGGCGTATACAATGCAGAATTATATTACTACCAGAAAATTCCAGCATTATCTGACAGTAATACAACTAATTGGCTTCTGGGCGAATATCCAGATGCTTATTTGTATGGAGCTTTGGTACACTCAGCCCCATATTTAAAAGAAGACGCTCGAATTACGACTTGGGCGGCTTTGTATCAAAGCGCTGTTGACGCAATTAATGCAGTCAGCGATCAAACTAAATATGGCGGATCAGGACGCCGCATGAAAATAAGGGCATATTAAAATGAGTTTTTCAAACGATTTCGAAACAAGAGTATTAAACTACGTGTTTACTACATCATCAGTGACACGCCCCACTGCGTGGCACATTGCGTTATATACAGCCGCACCAAGTGACACTGGCGGTGGTACTGAAGTATCTGGCGGAGCATATGCTCGTCAGTCGGTTGCATTCACTGTATCTGGAAACACTGCATCAAATACTGCGGCTGTTGAGTACCCGACAGCTACTGCATCATATGGTACAGTTACACATGTTGGCGTATTTGATGCGGCAACAGGCGGTAACTTAATCGCATACGCGGCTCTAACAACAAGTAAAGCAATTGATACTGGTGACGTATTCAGATTACCAGCAGGCGATCTTGATATTACGTTAGATTAATAAATGGCTGAATATCGCGGCGGATTTGGACGAAGTACATACGGCTCATATAATTTTGGGTTAGATGGATTTGTCACTGATGGGGCTGGTGCAGTTATTACTGTGTCATCCACAGCCGCGTCTTCAATACGTGCTAGATTAAGTGGGTCAATTGTAATCACAGCGTCTGGCACGACTGCATCTGCTGGTCGCGATAGGAATGCAAGCGCAACGTCGTCGTCCACATTATCTGGCGGAGCTACATTTGTATTCTCTGTTGTAGGCTCATCAACAATCCCACTAGCGTCAAGTGCCACAGCCACATCTAATAGAGTGCAAAGCACTGGATCGACAATAGCCGCATCCGCAACAAACACGTCAAGTATGGAGCGTGTGCGTGAAGTTGCGTCAAACAATGTTGTGGGTGTATCGAGTACGGCTTCTAGTGGTTCGGATGTTAATCAATCTGGCGCAACAATAACTACAACCTCATCTGTCACTGCAACGTGCAATAAGGTTATGTCATTTGCTGGGTCAACATCTGCATCCACGACGACGACGTGCAACGCAATTGAGAAGTGGGAAGACTTACCAGCCGCAACAGAAACATGGCAAACAGTGCCAAAAGTAACAGAGATATGGACAGCCGCATGATGTTGCAATTTAAGCATTTTTGTGGCAGTATGCGATCAGCGCCTACTGCGTCTTTCTCTTACATTGATGAACGATACTAGGCCGCAAGGCCAAACATAGGAGTTAATTATGGCAGATACTACAACAACCACATATGGTCTGGTAAAGCCAGAAGTCGGCGCATCCGAGGATACTTGGGGTACAAAAATAAATACCAATTTAGATAACGTCGATAATCTGTTAGATGGTACGACGCCTGTCACTGGTATTGATATTAACTCTGGATCAATTGATGGAACGCCAATTGGTGCAAACTCTGCGTCTACTATTGCAGGGACAACAATAAGCGCAACTGGCAACATTACAGTTGGCGGCACAGTAGATGGTGTAGACATAGCCGCAAGGGATGCAGTTTTAACAAGTACAACCACAACAGCTAATAGTGCAAATACAACAGCTAATAGTGCAAATACAACAGCTAATGCGGCTTTACCTAAAGCTGGTGGTACTATGACAGGCGACTTGTCATTCGGTGACAACGACAAAGCTAAGTTCGGTGCTGGTGATGACCTACAGATTTATCACGATGGGTCTAATAACCACACTTACATTGAAGAAACAGGTAGTGGTTCATTGCGTATTCGTGGTGAAAATCTGCTATTAGAAGATAGCTCTGGGAAAGATTATTTAAACGCAGTTGCAGACGCACAAGTAGAACTTTCTCATAACGGCGTAAAGAAGTTTGAAACAACATCAACAGGCGTTGACGTAACAGGAAGTCTCGGCGTAAGCGGAGGTGAAAGTATAATTAACGGCTACACCAACACTACAAAAGGTTCTTTATCTGTAAAAGCAAATTCATCTCATTTTAATATATCACTAGAAGAAAACAACGGAGCAGAAACGTGGCAATTAGGTGTTGGCGTAGATGGTGATTTGAACTTCCACAACTCAGGTGGGGCTACGCCTAGTGTTACGTTTAGTGATAGTGGCAACGTTAGCATAGGTACGAGTTCGGCTACTAACACGCTAACTGTTGATACTGATATGTCAGGCGAAGGTAGCCAAGATGGTGGCATTAAAATTATCAACTCACACGGAAATAATTCTGATATTGCACCAATATATTTTGGAGTACATGGAGGAGATGGTAGAACTAAGGCGGCTATAGGCTTAAAAAGAGAAGGGTCTTATGGAACAGGTTCACTAATTTTTGCTGTTGACACAAATGGTGACGATGCAAATGTTACTTTTGCCACTGATGAAAAAATGAGATTGGATAACTCAGGCAACTTGTTGGTGGGTAAGACTACCAATGACTATACACTAGCAGGTTCTATAATCCGATCCGGAGGTGAAGCCCTATTTACCAGAGCAGGTGATCTGCTAACGCTGAACAGGCTAACATCAGATGGTGACATTATTTCGTTCCGCAAAGACAGCACAACTGTAGGTAATATTGGAGTAGTTAATGGTGACCATTTATATATAGGGTCTAATGATGGAAGTGATGCTTATATAAAGTTTAGTTCTAACTTAATAAAACCTGTATCAAGTTCTGGTGCTGATAGAGACAACGCAATATCTCTTGGTACTTCTAGTGTTAGGTTTAAAGAGGGTCGGTTTGTTACCCTATACGGCGATGGTTCTAACCTAACAGGTATTTCATCTGGTGGTACAACATTTCTAGGTTCAGTATTTGTAACCAACGCAAGCGCATCAAGTATATCTATTAGTAACTTAGACCTCTCAGATTATAAGCAAGTATATATCGCCATAAGATTTATTGGAGCTAATAGTAGTCAATGGTTTGGATTGCAGGGTAACAGTGAAGATCAAGCAAATGGTATTATTCAAAGTGGTGGAGCTGATTATGTTGGAACTAGTCTTGATATTACTTGTGATTTAGCTAGTGCAGTGGCTTATTCTTCTGCTTCTAGGTTAGCGCAGTTGAATAATGCTTCCCCTAGAGAATGGAGAGCGAGATATAACTCAGGTGTTACAAGGGTAGGTGGTAATCCTGCAAATGAAATAAATAATTCAACTACAACAATTAGCCTTCATCTCAGGTCGGGATATAACTTTGCTTATCTTAGTGAGAATATGGGTACTGGTGACAGATACAAACGCGGAATGTATTTATACGGAGTAAAATGATGCACATAATAAAAAACGCCATAACTGGCGAAATAACTGAAATACCCTTTACAGATGAAGAAATTGCTCTTGGAGCTTTGGAAAGAATTAAGGGTGAGCGAGAGATAAGGGATAAAATACTTGTCGAAGAGGTAGACCCTATTGTCTCTAATACTTTACGTTGGAATGACATGACAGATGCCAAGCGAACAGAATGGACTAATTATCGTCAGGCGTTACTAGATGTACCAGCACAAGAGGGCTATCCAGATAATATCACATGGCCTACCAAACCAGAATAACTTTAACTTAACAATAGGAGATCAAAATGGCTGAAGATAAAAAGGTTATTACGATTAACGAAAAAGAATACACTGAAGACCAATTAACAGATACGCAGAAAGTTATTATAAATCACATTAATTCTCTTGCACAAAAAATTTCTTCTGCAACATTTAATTTAGAACAGTTGAATGTTGGTAAGCAGGCATTTGAAAAAATGCTTGGCGACACATTAGAAGAAAGTAAAGAGGATTAGGTTTAATATATGCTATATTGTTAATATACATAGAAATATGTTATAGTCACAATAACTTAGACCAATGAGGTAAATATGCCACTAATACCATTAGATATTCCTGCTGGCATTTACCGCAATGGCACTGAATTACAATCATCTGGGCGATGGCGCGACGCCAACTTAATTCGATGGGTTGATGGCACAATGCGTCCAATGGGCGGCTGGCGCACTCGATCAGATACGGCGGCAAACGCTAAAATTCGTGGATTAATTACTTGGATTGGAAATAACCAAGATAGGTTTATAGCTGGTGGCACATATAACAAACTTTATACTTGGACATCTCAGGGTGTGCTACACGACATAACGCCAGTTGGATTGACTGCTGGTCGTGAAGACGCCGAGGCATTTACAGGATATGGCGGAAGTTACTTTGGGCAGTATGCCTACGGCGTAGCTCGTCCAGACACAGCAAGAATACAGCCTGCAACAACTTGGTCATTAGATACATGGGGTGAATACCTTGTCGCCTGTAATGAGGATGATGGTAAAATTTATGAGTGGCAGATAAGTAATTCCACACCAGCCGCAGTATTAACAAATGCGCCCACGAATAACGAAAGTATTGTCGTAACTGAAGAGAGATTTTTATTTGCATTGGGCGCAGGCGGAAATCAACGCAAGGTGCAGTGGTGTGATAGGGAAGATAGCTCTACATGGACGCCAGCCGCAACAAATGAAGCTGGTGATTTAGAGCTAAACACAAGCGGCAGAATTATGGCTGGCATACGTGTGCAGGGTCAAACTCTAATATTAACAAGCATGGACGCCCACGTAGCAAATTATATTGGTGCGCCATATGTTTACGGCATTGAGCGTGTTGGAGCGAGTTGTGGCTTAATTGCGAACAAGGCTGTGGCATCAGTTGATAAGGGCGCGTTCTGGATGGGTAATCACTCATTCTATGCATACGCAGGCGGCGCAGTGCAACAAATTGAAAGCGAAATATCAGACTATGTATTTTCCGATATAAACCGCGCACAAATATCAAAAACTTTTGCAGTGACAAACAGCACATACGGCGAGATATTCTGGTTTTACCCATCTGGATCATCTGTAGAAAATGACAGATATTGCGTTTATAATTATGTCGAGAATACTTGGTACATTGGTGAGCTAGGTAGAACTGCTGGATTTGATATGGGTACGTTTAGGCAACCTATTTGGGCAAGCGCAGAAAACAACAAGTTATACGAGCATGAGATTGGCTTTGATTACGGCTCACTTACGCCATTTGCTGAAAGTGGATCAATTGCGTTAGGCACTGGCGAGAATGTAATGTCAGTCACAGAAATGATCCCAGATGAAAAGACGCAGGGCGACGTCACAGTCACATTTAAGACGAGGTTTTACCCTAACGGCGAAGAGCGCTCATATGGTGCGTTCTCTATGTCAAATCCGACGTCACTGAGATTTACAGGCAGGCAAGTTAAGCTCAGGATTGACGCGGCTAACTTAGCTGATTGGCGTGTCGGAATAAATAGACTTAATGTTACGGCTGGTGGAGCGAGATGAGCGAACAGCAACAAAAAGCCCCAGACGTCATTGGCAACGATTGGCGGACGTGGGGTCGAAGGCTTGTTCAGCATTTATCACAAACTCGATCTACACTGGTTCAGCAGAACGGCGAGGAAAGTGCATCTGATGATGCAACTCTCATGTGGAATAGGATTTACAAATATCCTGTCGTTTCAAAAGGCGGAGAATTTCGTCAAATTGTTGTTGAGGGTGGACACGCTAATTTTATTAAAACATCAGATGTTACACCAGTTGCGGCAGATACGGCATACAAGCTGACCTATGACGCGCCATCTGGCAATTCAAGAATTACGCAAGGCACGCCGACAAGCAGAATTGTGTTTGAGGAAGCTGGCGAATATGTTGTATCGTTTTCTGCACAAATATCATCGACAAGCTCAAGCACAGTACACTTTTACTTTTGGCCTAGCGTCAATGGCACTGCCATAGCAAATAGCGCTATGACTACTGCGATGCATCAAAATAATGCCACAATGGTGACAAGTCGAACACAAATATTTACATTGGCGGCTGGAGATTATCTTGAAGTAAATTACATGATGGATAACGTAAATGGCTTCTTAAATTACACTGCGGCTTCTGGATCGGTGCCTGCTTTACCAGCCTCTACACTATCTATAACGAGGACACATGGATGAAATAATTGAAAATTGCAGGGAATGGATCGAGGCCGCTTTGGAGTATTCTGGCGGTACTCACGATTTTATTCATGTAGTAGAAGGCATTAAGGCAGGCACAATGCAACTTTGGCCTTCACCAAGGGGGTGCATCGTGTCTGAAATTGTGGTATATCCTAAATTGAAGCAATTAAATATATTTCTTGGCGGCGGCGAGTTGGATCAAATAATGGATATGCACACTGACGTAATTAATTGGGCAAAGGCTCAAGGGTGTTCTGCATTGACGATGACTG